CATCAATTTGTCGTGACCGACCATGAAGTTTGAGAGCGGACCGAAGTTGATACCACCAATAAGTTGGTTTGTCATAAGTTTCTCCTTTTCAGCGAGTTACAATAAAATGCTTCCTTTCGGCAAGCAATGAGTAGATACCCCATTCCAGCAGCGTCCCACTGGCGATACTTGTCAATTCAAGTCTCGTAGTGTGCTTCTTTGAGAGGCATCGAGGGTATTTATTATTCTATTACAGATTCAGACAATCGTCAAGTTCTGGCTGGAAGAAATCTGGTCCCTTCAATACCTTACCATCTTCACGATAGATTGGTTTGCCATCAGCACCCAACTTGCTCATGTTAGATGCGTGCACCTCACGGAAACAGCAATCAAGGTTGATTCCATATGCATGACCAGCACCATAGACGACATAGAGAAGATCAGTCAGCGCATCAGCAATCTCAACCAGATTTTGATCTGCTTGTGCTTGTAGAAGTTCTGCGAGTTCTTCTCTGATCAAATCATAACGCAATGCTTGTACGCTATTATCAGGCATCGTTGCTTCGGTCTTCACTTCTTGACCGAACGCAGTCATGAACTCACCCACCATCTCAAAATTTGTCTTTTCAATTTCCATAGTCTTATCCATAATAATAATTGTACATGTAGTGTATATGTAAATTGATCGGAACTTCTTTGTTGATCTCTTTGGAGATCATTCCCTTCTCAAAGTCATAATTAAACACATCAAGATCTATTTTATGTGCTTTCGTTACAATGTCAACCAATTCATCAGTATAATATGTCCGATAGTCTTCTTCTCTCTGAGTTTTCTGCGAGTGTGGCAGCTCTTCAGTCAGTTTAAACTTCTTGGCAACAACTGCCCAATCTTCTTGGAGCGTTTCATAACGACCAATGAAGTTGTGGAGCCACTTACCATCTGGAGTAACAAAGAATCCAACCTGCGGATTCTTACCAAACCCTCTCTGATACCAGAAAGTATCAATGTCACGAAAGTCACTCACTCTAAATGGATTGTATGATTCATCATATCTCCACTTGACAAAGTCTTCGAATGTAACATCAAACTTATCGTTCTGTTTGCAGTGCCAGAAATAGTTACTGACCTCACGATCGAACGGATTGCGCACGAAACCAAATCTCCATCTGGAGAGAAAGTCCTGCGGTTCAGCCTTCATTGCACGAAACAAAGTATCGTGCATGTCGAACATATAAGTTGTAATTGGATTTAAAACATCTGTTATACTTTGTCCGCCAGTCTTAGGAACATGGACGAACATCAAATCACCATTTACTTGCATATCACCTTTTCTTTCCAAGATTATACTTGGCAACTAATTCCCATTCGTCTTTTTCTCTGTAGGGCAGCACTTTGATCTGAGAAAGTGGAGCGATCGGGTCACTGCTTCGTCCAGCGTCAACCAGATCAACAAGACCCCACTCAGCAAGAAGGTTGACAATAGTGTTACGCCTTGCCACATCTTCGTCAGCAAAGTTACTAGGCTTGCCATCAAGCGCAAATAATTCTTTGAAGTGAACAATGTAATATCTCCCTTGCTTGTGCAGGATATGACAGGACTGATATATTGTTCTGTTTCTCTTTGATGCGACGCCAATCCTGGTCAGTGTTTCTCTAATTTTTAGAAAGTCATCCTCATTCTTGAGTTTGACCTCAATCATATCTTCAACCATCTTTTCCACCCTTTTGTAGTGTTATTCTTATCTGGGTCAATTGTTCGGGGGTTAGGACGGCGAGTGCTTGGCGTGCCTTTGTGTCATTGTAACCAAAGTATTCTTTAACGATCAACACATCACCATCATTATCTTTTTTCGACCATTTTGCATATCGCTTTTTAGGTCTCACGATATTTAGCAAAAAGTCAAACTGAAGCAAATTGTCCAGATGATGGCGTGTATTCATCTCGTTTGCGTAGAATACAGTGTCATTATGATATGACAACGCACGATTGGTTAGGAATGGGCTGTATGACTTTTCTGCCAACTTGTCGTTAGCAGTGTTACGCATCAGATCCTGTTTGGTCTGATTGATGGAGTTGGTGAAGTCAAATGGATTGACCTTTGCCATTATTTGAACTCCACATCCACCATGATCTCAGTCAGCATTGCCATTGTATTGATCTCTTGATCCGCAGCAAACGCAGACTTGTATTGATAGTCTGCCAGCGTAACAACGATCTGAGGAATGCTTGCAGGTGCTACATGATCATGAATGCTATCATAGAACTTGCGGAAGAATGGCGCAACATCACCATCGATGTTTTGACCAACCCATTTACGAACAGCAGTGAACTCTTTGTTCTTCAGAGCATTCATAAGAACATTAAAGTTTTCCCCGCTAGAATTAGAGAGAATGCCACTGTCAATCCGACCAGTAACGCTGTAACGCTGAAGCTCGTTAAGAATGCGCCGATTGTCAGGAAAGTGTTTAGTAACAAGTTCGGCAACGACTTTTGGTTCATACTCTACCCCTTCGGTTTCCAGGATTCGTTCAACTCGTTTAAAGAACTGCGATGCCATCTTTGGCTTTTCGCTGTTGGGAATTTTGAACTCAACAACCGAACAACGACTGTGGAGCGGTGCGATGATCTTGTTGACAAAGTTACAGGTCAGAATGAAGCCACAGTTCGAACTATACTCTTCCATGAAGTTACGAAGTGCAGGCTGAACAGTTTCTGCATTGAGATAGTCAGCCTCATCAAGGATGACATACTTGCGACCGCCAGCAAGTGACATGCTAGAGGCAAAGTTCTTGATCTTGGTGCGAAGTGTATCAATGAGTCGACCTTCGTCCGAGCCATTGATTACGATATAGTCGGATCCGATCTCATCCAGCATTGCCTTAGCAATAGTTGTCTTACCGATTCCAGCAGAACCAGTAAGCAATAGATTGGGAACATTTCCATTATCTACGAAAGTCTGAAAAGTCTTTTTTAGATTTGGAGGGAGGATTGTATCCTCAACAGTGTGTGGTCGATACTTTTCGACAAAAAGAAATTCTTCACGCATAATATCACCATAAACATAATAAAGAAAGGGGGAGCGAACTCCCCCTATTATACTACGGATTCACTACCTCATACAAGGTTTCGATGTCATCATTTTCTGCTTTGACTTCACTCATATTCTGCTTGTGGTAGATACGAGCCATCTTGCGGATATACTTCTTTGGCACATCAACCTTATCTTCAACCACTTGAAGAATATCTTTAATGTGATCTCGTTCTGCTTCAATGCGAGTCAAAGAGTCAGAGATCTGACGCAATGCTTCACGGATAGAGTTACGAGATTGTTCATCACTTGGAATAATAATATTAGACATTGTACTTGCTTCCGCTTTCAGTTGCCACCCAATACTCTACATTGTCGCCCTTGAAGTGAGAGATACCACGCTGAGAAATTGACACATCATAATCTTGCGGCATAAACTTGAAGTTCTCGACCTTGAAGATAAAGTCATAAGTTGCTTCGGTGCTTGCACGAAGATCATGAGAGAATTCGTTAGAAGTCGGATTCTTGGTATCGGTGGCAACCAAGTGAACATGACCATCTTTACCACGAACAACAACTTCAGGCAACGCCAACTGATTCGCAGCGTTGACTACCTTCTTCAGATCTGCGTAGAACAGACGGAACACAACTTCACGAGAAGGAAGATCCAGTGCCTTGTCAGGTGCAGCAGTTACCATTGACGGATCGGTGTAAGTGTAGCGAGACTTATTTGTGCCTTCGCTGACCGTTACTGCCTTTTCTCCGAAGTCAAAGTCAGCATCTTCGAACAGACTTGCCAGCCCCAAGAACTGATTCAAGTCATAAACTGCGAACTCACGAGTGAACGATTCATCGATCACTGCCTGCGCCAGAATATTCTTCTGCTCAGATACGGTGCGAAGAGTGTTACCAACCTTCACACTGATCGAAGGATTGATCGTGGAAAAGTTCTTCAAAACATCAAAAGTCTTATCACTGATTTTCATTATCTACT